TTAATGAGTCAGATTACGTGTTGGTAATGCCAGTACAAATATGGGAAATGTATACTTATGATGACGGCCATTCTCAAAGTGGTTTACAGTTTGGTAGTCACTTTGGATTTAAAAGTAACCGGTTCTTAAGAGATCCCATAATGATACAGACTAGTTCACTTGATTTACGTGTTTTAATTGCAGGTGACTATCAAATACCTCTGAATGACGCTGCTGTCGACTCAGTTGCAAATAGGAAAGGTTATCTCAATTGCTCCGGTATGACAAGAGATGAAATAAAAATATTAAATAAGATATTGTCTGGAAATAAAAGGACTAGCCCATTTCTCATTGACCAAGATTTAGACTTGGAAATTGGTGAGCAAGAAGTATACGCATATCACGTGAACCCTATTGACGCACAAGCAGGCCTAACTTATTCCAGTACTATGGTTAAAACCTTAATCAATAAGTTAGTTATGAATCATAGATACTATGAAGACTTACTATGTGCGCAAAACTATCTTGTTAACTGGCTCGCACACCCAGCAACAGAGACGGTTGAGGCACATTGGTGGACTGGGTTACACCGAACGCTCAGTCTACCGAAGGTGGGTTTGAAAAGAGCAGTGTTCCCTTTTCTTATGGAAGGTGAGGCTGTTTGCCTTAGTGCTGACGCGTTAACAGCTTATCAAAAGGCTGAAGCGTACAGTGAATCTTCTTTATGTACCTCGTTGCTACGAAACACGGCTTGGTATTGGGGCGAATATTTATTTAAAGTAAATAAGAAAAATTCTCTAGAGCTTCTGAGGTCATTAGCTTACCCAGATGACACAGCTATCGAAACATTCAATCGTGAACCTGTTATAGTTTCAGCTGTACTAGGAGAAAAAGTCACAGTGCCTATATACTCACAAACCGGCACTTATTTGACCACTGGTATCTCAGTAAATCATAAAAACCGTGTCAGGTTCGGCCGGATTAATATTGATCATATGGCTGATTACGGGTATGAGGAACGGAATAACAGCCTAATCTTCAACAACATAGTGATCCCTGGATGCGCTGCTCTAGTGGTCGGTAGGTCTGGGAGCTTACTGAGTAATACACCTTACGCATCAAGCTTTTTATTGTGTGGACCTGAGCGGGCTAGGAACAATCTGAGGTTCGATCTCTCTTACGAGTTCTTCGATTTATGGGCTCTAGGAGTAGTTAACAGGTGGCAAGGGTTTGATGTTCATTATTTAAGCACTTCTTCTAACAGTGAGCATAGATCTTTTGCAGCTAACAACGTTAGTATAGCAACACCACCAGTATTACCCAGGGCTCAAGACAATCAGGTGACTTTCAAGCTGCAATCTATAAGGCCCAGAGCGCACGAATTTGGTGACCCAATTGACAATAGGAATGGCATAGAATGTAAGTTCATCTGGACTAGGTCTGATAGTTATCCTGTGGAAAGGGTTGATCACTGGGCTCCCAGGTGTAGTGACTATATAACTAGTCATCATGTCGTAAGAAGTTTCAAGACTGTAGTTACAGATGTGCAACATTATCAAGTTGCTGTATTTGGTAACTATAATATCGATGAGTCGTTTTTTCACTTCGACATGGTGAGGTCAGGCATACCAATCCCAAGTGTCAAACCACAGTTAGACTTGAGAGAGGAGGTTCCTGGCGAACCACCGACAACGTCGACTGGCGATCAGTCATTGACTCCTGCGGGGCAGGAATGACACAAAGGGATCTAGCTAGGCTAGATACTGTTGGTGTTGATATTTCAACACCTGATGGCACAAGCAGGCTTGGTAAGTCCGACGCATCTTTTGAAAACCAGGTCCAGGTGACTGGTACTATCAATCTATCGTCTGGAACTTTAGGTGGAACAAGAGTAGCTAGCAAACAAAAATTTGGGAATCGGCACTCTTTTAAGAATTTATCTTTCCCAACATCAGTAATTATCACTGATCATTCGATCATCTCTGTACCTTTCGACTATTCAACACATAATTTGTATGATATTATACCTGGAGTATGTATCACGGGAACTTACCATTATAATTTAGAGGGTGTGTCCATACCTTTATTATGTCAACCAGTATTTGGTCTAAACCTTACTTTACTCTATCTTGATAATAATTACGATTTCCGGTGTTTAAATGAACCTCATAACTTGAGGCTATCTAGGATTCAATTCGGTCCAAACCTTTTTTCATATGGATATGTAACTAGGGGTGAGATACTCAGATATGCCCTATATCTAACGCATGCTGGGGATAGGAAAGTTAATTATGTATATAGGCCCAATTCGCTAGTAAAGAGGTGGCTTGATGGGTCCGCTGAACCCCCGACCTCTCGAGTATCTTCAGCACATCTTAGACATGTCTCTATCTATGAAGTAAGGAAACTTGGATTAGACTTCTTTACGTCAAAGGGCAGGACCTGGATTTTACAACTAATTAATACTTTAAGTAGCTTGGGTATGCAAGAAGCGCTCTTTGTCGGGTTACTTACTTGGACTGCTAGTTTGCCTGAGCATATTGCTGATCTAATTTCAAAAAGTTCTATCTGGACATGGAAATTTCAAAGTATAGAGCAGTTTGCAAAGAAAATTAAAGATGAATTTTCTCTTAGGCTCAAAGCTCTTCAAAATAATGTTAGTATCGACTTGACTCCTTTCTTTGAGTTTGAGGTTTTAGTTAATAGGGGTTTAGGGGCAGTGAACTGGTCGCAGGAGCGTGAAAACAGGACCAACCCTAATTTATGTAACGTCAACGAAGCAGAAGTGTTTTCTAGAGCTGTACTACTATTCCAACAAATTCGCGATAGAGGTGCCAAGCCCAAGAGAACCTTGTGGGAAGACTACTGGGCTATGCGGTGGGCCTGGTCGCCTACTGGGGCATATCACTCTCAATACGAAGAAGATAAAGAGTACATTGCGAGTGACCGGTCATTAAAACACAAATTCTATTCTTTCAACCGTATGCCGGCATACCCATTCTCGAAATTTTCAAGGCGTAAAGCAGAAATGGTGGCATGGTCTTCAACCAAATATGAGTGGGGTAAACAGAGGGCTATTTACGGGGTGGACGCTACCAGCTTTATTATGGCAGGATACTGTATGCCCAATATAGAAGAGATGTTGTCAGAAAAATTCCCAATAGGACAATCTGCCAACGAAGAGAGCGTAGCAAAAACGGTACAGCAGGTTCTGTCTAATGGTACTCCTTTCTGTTTTGACTTTGAAGACTTTAATTCACAACATAGTAATAGTAGCATGCAAGCAGTGCTCCGTGCTTATCATTCAGTATTCAGCAACGATATGGTACCAGACCAGATAACCGCTTTAGGCTGGGTAATACGCTCATTGGATGAGTGTTATATTAATGATGTAGTTAATAACTCACAATATAAGGCTAGTGGGACCTTACTATCTGGATGGCGTTTCACTACTGTAATGAACACTATACTCAATCAAATTTATACTGATTTGTGCCTAGACGGGTTAAATGTAGTGAGTACGCATAACGGTGATGACGTATTAATGTCTGTGAAAAATATGAAACAGATAGTAACTCTCGAACATCGTGCAAAGATATATAATATTAGGTTCCAGAAAACTAAGTGTTTCCTTGGCGCTATAGCTGAGTTTTTACGTGTTGATCACAGAGCAAAGACGTCCAGCCAATACTTGGCTAGATCTGTAGCAACTTTCGTTCACGGTCCGACTGAGTCGGCATTACCAAACAACTTGAGGGCTTACCTTAAATCGCAATTGGACCGCGCCTCTGAAATATTAGAACGTGGCGGTGATAAACATGTTATAGAAAGTATTTTGTATACACAACTACAACACACAGCTGATGTCTGGGACACTGATTATAATACATTGTATACAATAGCAGTTACACATACGTCACTGGGCGGGCTTAGTGACGAAATAAGTCAAAAGAGCTTGAGTCATGAAATATTGGTAGAAGAAAAACAGACTTCTGTCTCTGAGAGAATAG